TAGTTGGTGTTGTAACCATTTCAAGTGGTGGTTCTGGATACACTACTGCACCATCTGTCACCTTCAGCGAACCTGGAGCAGCAGGAGTTGGAACTACTGCTACTGCTATTGCTGTTGTCAGTTCTGGTGGAACAATATCTCATGTTTATGTAACCCATGCTGGTGCTGGATATACTGTTGCACCTACAATTACCATTGGTGATCCTTACATGGCTGGAACAGGAACTTATATTGATAATGAAACTGTTACAGGATCCTCTAGTGGTATAACTGCTCTTGTGAAGACATGGAATGCTGTATCTGGTGAATTAGTAATTTCTAATTCTACAGGAGACTTTGTAATGGGTGAGAATATTACAGGTGATGAAAGTGGTGCAGTTTATCAATTAAAGGTTGAACAAACTGATAATACTGTTGATGAATATCCTTCTAACCTAGAGATTGAAAATGCAGCAGATGATATTTTAGACTTTAGTGAGTCTAATCCATTCGGAACACCCTAAATATAATATAACAGGTCTAAAAAAATGTTTGAGTATTATTACCACGAAATATTAAGACGGACGATTATTTCTTTCGGAACTCTTTTTAATGGAATAGAAATCAAACATGATGATTCTGACGGTGATGTTTCAAGTGTTATTAAAGTTCCACTTGCATATGGGCCAACTCAGAAGTTTTTAGCAAGGTTGCAACAATCTCCTGATCTTAATAAACCAACTCAAATATCATTACCCAGAATGTCATTTGAGTTTGTTGGTTTACAGTATGATGGATCGAGAAAAGTCACAACCACTCAGACATTTAAATCAGAGACTGTAGGAGTAGCAACAGCGATCAGAAAAACCTACATGCCTGTTCCATATAATATGTCTTTTGAATTAGCCGTCTTCACTAAGTTGAATGATGATATGCTGCAGATTGTGGAACAGATATTACCATATTTCCAACCTGCATATAATTTAAGTGTTGATCTAGTAAGTACTATTGGAGAGAAAAGAGATATTCCTGTTATTATTGAAAATATCACAATGGAAGATGATTATGAGGGAGATTTTACAACCCGCAGATCATTAATTTATACCTTTAGATTTACTGCTAAAACCTACCTATTCGGTCCTGTTGGATCCAGAGCAGAAGGAGACAAAGATCTTATCAAGAAGGCAACTATTGGATACATTGCTGGTGGATATACCAAGACTCCAAGCAGAGATGTTACTTACTCTGTTGTTCCTCGTGCTACTAAGGCTTATGATAGTGATGTGACAACTAATCTTAGTGTTGATATTGGTTCAACTGGAAATATGATTCAAGTTAATGATGCTTCTGCTATTGCTGAAAATACTTATGTTATTGTAGATAATGAGTCTATCTATGTTGATAGAAAAGACAGTACAGATACCAACAAACTCTTTGTTAAGAGGGGTCAAGATGGAACTACTCCAACTGCACACGTTTCTGGTGCAGGTGTGACTTTAGTTACTGCTGCTACTAATGCTATGATAGAAGTTGGTGACGACTTTGGATTTGATGGTTCTTTGATTTAAAAAAATGAAAAAATTAGATGATGCTTTTAACATTTCTGAAACTGAAGTGGTAGAAACCGAAAAGGTTGGGATTACACCCGAACAAAAACCTGATAGAATCACAAAGGACGATATTACTAGAGATTATGAATATACAAGAGGCAATTTATATTCTATCATTGAAAAAGGACAAGAAGCAATTGACGGAATTCTTGAACTTGCTCAAGAGAGTGACATGCCGAGAGCATATGAGGTAGCAGGTCAGTTAATAAAAAGTGTTTCTGATGCCACTGATAAGTTGATGGATCTTCAGAAGAAATTGAAAGATGTGAATGAAGAAAGTCAACAAAAAGGCCCCAACACTGTTAATAATGCATTGTTTGTTGGATCAACAGCAGAACTTGCCAAACTTATAAAAACTGGACTTCCCCAAGTGGATAAATAAGTTGAGGGAGAGAAATCCCAAAGTACCTAAACTACTCATAACATGTCGGAAGACAATATTGAAAATTTGCCGTCTATAGAAGACTATAAAGATAATTCGGAAGAATTGCCCTCAGTAGATGAATTTATAGTAGAGGAAAAGGAATTACCCTCAGTAGAAGATTTTATAGAAGAAGAGGAAATAAAGGAAGAAGAAAAGGTAACAATAATTGATGATGCGGAAGGAAATCCACAGATAGAAGTCACTGATGTAATCCAAGCACCTCAATGGGGTGAATTGGTTCGGATGGTTAATGATGTTAGGGAAAGTATTCCTGACATTCCAGAAATAAAATGTTATGATAACGAACTTAAAGAACTTTCAGAACACTTAGAAGAATTAAAAGAAAGTATTCCAGAAGTTCCAGAAGTAAGATATTATGATGCAGAAGTAGAGTCCATATGCGAACAAATTGATTTAGTAAGAGAAGAAGTTAAAAATCTTCCAGAAGTAAAATATTATGATGAGCAATTAAATACTATTGAAGAGAAGATAAAAAATCTTCCTGAGCCAAAATATTATGATGGTGAAATAGAGGCAATATGTGAGGCTATCGATAGTGTTAAGGAACAAATTCCTACTTTCCCAAAATGGGTTAATGAGGTTAATGAGGTTCCTGATTTTTCATGGATTGGAAAAACCTTCAGTGTAATTGATGATGATTTTGTTAAGGTTGGAGATCATATCAAAGACCTTAAATCTAAATTTGATGCCGATCTTGAAGAGTTAACTGAGAATTTAGATCTTAAAGATTTTGAACAAAGAGTAGAGATTGAAGAATTAAAGAAAGCTAAAGATAAGATATATGAGGAATTAAGAGAATCGGCAATTAAGATATGGGAGTATCAAAGATCCTATAAGGATGATGATAGAAGGTTAAAGAAAAGTGTATTAAGCAAACTCAATGAGACAAAACAAAATATTGAGAAGCAGATTGATGAGTCTTATAATAAGAGCATAGAGTCAAATGAAACTCTTAAGTCTTACTTAGATGGTTTAAAGGAAGAAATTTCTAATCTTCCTGAACCTAAAGATTATGATGATAATATTACAGAATTAAAGAAGAGTTTATATGGTCTTGATAAAAAGTATACTGATCAAACAACTAATATTGCTGAACTTTATAAAATTGTTGAGGAACTAAAAGGACAGCAACAAGATCTTACAGAGATTTATAATAACAGACCTTTAACTCCTGATCCTTCTCTTAAACAAGGTGATGATCCCCTTACACCGACTGATCAAAAGTTTGCGACTCTTCAAGACTTAGCATCCAATTATAGATTATTTGTAAACAGAGTTGAGCAGCAATTATATACCATTGGTGGCGGTGGTGCAGTAAGACTTGATACTTTAGATGATGTTGGTATATCAACTTATGCTGGAACCTCTCAGGGTATTAAAGAGGGTAATCTTTTAATATATGATGAAAATTTAAAACTTGTTGGTATTGCGAGTACAGCTTTAGGTGGAAGCACTAGTGTTGGTGGTACTGATTTTATTTCTGGTATTGCTGCTACGTTTAGTAGTAAAATAACTACTAATTTTCTTTCTGGTGTTGCTGGTACATTTAGTGGTAATTTAAATGTGGGGGGTACGATAACCTATCAAGATGTAACTCATCAAGATGTTCTTGGTATTATCACCGCACAACAAGGTATTCAAATACTTAATAATGGTTTAAATGTAAACACAGGTATTGTTACTATTGTTCCTCCAAGTGGTATTGGAACAGTTAGAATTGGTGCAGGAGATACTACTCTTTATGTTGATGGTGATGCTCGTATAGTTGGTATTCTAACCATAGGTCGAGCATCCGTAACCATTGATGGTGATACTAATAAGATTACTATTGGTGATGAAGATGTTACCATTTCAAATTCTCAAGTTACTATTGGTGATAATGTAACTATTGATGCAGGTGCATCTGGTATTAACTCTGCACCTAATGTTTTCTATGTTGCCAAGGATGGAGATGATGCTAATAACGGAACATCTATTGATAATGCTAAACTAACCATTGCTGGTGCAGTAGGAGTAGCAACTTCAGGATCTACTATTAAAGTTCTTTCTGGTAATTATCAAGAAGCAAATCCTATTGAAGTTCCTGCTAATGTATCGATTGTAGGTGATGATCAACGATCAGTTAATGTAAGTGGAAGTTCTGCACATAAAGATATCTTCTCGGTAAGGAAAGGAGTTAAGTTAGCAAATATGACCTTTACTGGTCATACAGGATCTGCAGCTGCTGTTGGATTCCCCACAGCAGAAATTGCAGAAAATGTAGGAGGGGGTAAGTGGAAAGGCCCTTATATTCAAAACTGTACAAGTAATACAACCACAGGTGTAGGAATAAGAATTGATGGTAATCAGGCACGATTACTTAAAGCAATGAACGTAGATGCTTTCACTCAATATAATCAAGGGGGAGTGGGAGTTGCAGTAACTAATCAAGGTTATGCTCAGTTAGTTTCTGTATTTACTATTTGTTGTGATGAAGCAATTAGTTGTCATAAAGGAGGTCAAGCAGATATAGCAAACAGTAACTGTAGTTTTGGTACAAAAGGATTGGTTGCTAATGGAGTAAGTGATTTACAGTTTACTGGAATTGTTACTTCTGCTGGTGCTGCAGGTCAAGATAATGTTACTGTTTCTATAGGGGCTACAACTTATGCAATTAGTGGAGTTGCATATACTCATACCTCTGGTGAAGCAACTGTAACAACTGGTGCTGCTCATGGTTTCCAAGTAGGAATGGGAGTAAGTTTAACAGATATTGGATTTACTTGTGTTTATGGAAGTAAGACATATCCTTATAGGAGACCTTATAATTTTAGAGTACAATCAATTCCATCTTCCACTAGTTTCACGGTTAATTTAGGTATTTCAACTGTTGCCCATACTTATGCGGGTGCTGGTGCAACTGCAGGAACTGTAAGAGTTGATATAGATAGACCTTATCCTGGACAAGTAGTTTACTTTGATAAATTATATGAATCTGTAGAGAAAATTACTGTTACTAATGGTGGAAGTGGATATACATCTACTCCAACTATTACCTTGGATGCTCCTTCTGGACCTAATGGAGAAACATCTACTGCATTTGCTACAATTGAAGAGGAGAAAATAGCATCTATTACTATTATTAGTAGTGGAAGTCAGTATACTGAAACTCCTGATGTAACTATTAGTGGAGGTGGGGGTTCTGGTGGAGCTGCTACTGCTGTGATGTCTCCAACTTATTACACAATAAATAGTTCCACACCCGTAGTAGCTGGAATTACTACATTAACTCTTGATGAGAATTTAATTAATACTGTTGGTGCTGCAAGTACTACTTACTTCTATCAGCAAAGTAAAATCATCGCTAGTTCACATACTTTTGAGTATATTGGTTCGGGTAACACTATTGCTACTGCCACACCAAAACGTGGTGGAGTAACAATTCAAGCAAATGAAGTTGTTTCTGAAGAAGGTGGTAATGTTGTTTATACCAGCACAGACCAATCAGGTAATTTTAGAATAGGTGATGACTTCCAAATTAACCAAACTACTGGTACAATTAGTGGAAGATCCTTTAGTAAAAGTCTATTCTCTGAAATGACACCATTTATCCTAGCACTAAGTTAAGATGGCCCAATTAGCACTTAATAAATTTCAAACTGAGACTCTGGTATTAACTACCTCGAATCAAACAATGTATACTGCTCCTACAGGGTATACTGCTATTGTTCTTTATGCACATATCGCTAATTACGGAGCTGCTGATACTACTGTAACCATGTCTCATGTAAGAAGTAGTACTACCACAGAAATTATAAAAGGTGCTAATGTACCTGTTAATGATGCTTTTGTTCCTATGGATGGAAAACTAGTATTAGAAACCAATGATTCGATACAAATTTCTGCTGGTGCAAACTCAACTTTGAAATGTATTTTAAGTATTCTAGAAACTGCAACGTAAACCCATGCCATACATAGTCGGAACTCCAACACCCACTCGATTGAACATGGATAATGGTCTAGTTCAATCTGGAATTAAAACAACAGAAGCAACTGGTGCTAATAATCTGATTTCTTTAACAGCAGCTGATTATCAATCAGTTGACTATCAGATACAAATAGTTAGAGGAAGTCATTATAATTCCGCATTAATAAAAGTAATTCATGATGGAACAAATACATATATGACTGAGTATGGTAATGTAAATCAACCAAATGTAGGGGTTGCCACGTTCTCTAGTGATATTAATAGTGGAGATCTTAGGTTACTTGCTTATCCCGATGCAGCTACTGCAACAACCTTTAAATTCATCTACAGTGCAATAAAATCATAAATATAAAGGTAGAGTCTGTTATTTCATGAAAAAGTGTCCTCCAGGTGAATATTATTGTCATGATATGAAGAAATGTAAGAAGATTCCTAGTGGTTACCATGTAGGTGCTAGAGGATATCTTGCAAAGGATGATGATGAAAATGGAAAGAAAAATGGTAACGGTAACGGAACCAATGGAAATGGCAATGGCTCTAATGGTGGTAATGGTGGAGGAGTAAGTGAATCCACAATGCTACCTAGAAGAACAGGCAATATAATAGATGTATATGTTGGTTGGAGAGGAAAAGGTTACGCTATTAAAATGTTTTTCCCTCAAATCAAAAAACCTTCACGCAGAGAAGTACTGGATCAAGTGAGAAAAGTGTATCCTGGTGCTCAACTCTGGTCTTACCAAGTTTCCAATTATGACCCAGGAGAACCTCTCCTCCAGACAGGAGGAAGAAACTAAACAGTTAAAAAAGAAAGTAAAGAATTTAGAAAAAATATTAGACTTACAACAAAAAACTAGAGATCATGATAGAAAATTTGGACACTATGAAATGATGTAGGAGGTTATTATGGATGATGTTTACTTAGGTAATCCGCTTTTAAAAAAAGCAAATGTTGCACAAGAATTTACTCAAGAACAAATTCTTGAGTTCATGGCTTGTAAACAAGATCCAGTATATTTTGCAAAACAACATGTAAAGATTGTTAGTTTGGATGAAGGTCTTGTACCTTTTAGACCTTATGACTTTCAAGAAAGATTAATTAATAACTTCCATCATAATAGATTTAATATCTGTAAGATGCCTCGTCAGACTGGTAAGTCTACGACATCGGTATCATACTTATTACATTATGCTGTTTTTAATGATAATGTAAATATTGGTATTCTTGCTAACAAAGCAGCAACTGCAAGAGACTTGTTAGGTAGATTACAAACTGCCTATGAGAACTTGCCCAAATGGATGCAGCAAGGAATTATATCATGGAATAAAGGTTCATTGGAGTTAGAAAATGGTTCTAAAATCTTGGCGGCTTCCACTAGTGCTAGTGCTGTTCGGGGTATGTCTTTCAACATCCTCTTCTTGGATGAGTTTGCTTTTGTTCCCAATCACATCGCTGAGTCTTTCTTTGCTAGTGTTTATCCTACTATTACTTCTGGTAAAAGCACGAAAGTCATAATGGTTTCTACCCCTCACGGGATGAACCATTTTTATAGGTATTGGCACGATGCAGAAAGAGGAAAGAATGAATATATACCAACTGATGTGCATTGGTCAGAAGTTCCTGGTAGGGATGAAGTTTGGAAAGAACAGACTATTGCCAATACTTCTGAGCAACAGTTTAAGATTGAGTTTGAGTGTGAGTTCTTAGGATCTGTTGATACTCTTATTGCTCCAAGCAAATTAAGAGCATTAGTATATCAGACACCTGAGAAAACAAGTGCAGGTTTAGATGTATATGTTGATCCTCAAAAAGGACATGATTATGCAATTACCGTGGACGTTGCAAGAGGAGTGGGAAAAGATTTCTCTG